CGGTCTAGTCGGTCAAACCGAAAAAAGCGGCTTGCAACCTTTTGTAAGAGCGGATCGACATCGACTGCACTTCCTTCGGCGTGATGCTGCAAATATTTGCGAACACGGCCACTTCGAATTCGGCATCAGTGCCTTTGCGCGGCAGCATCTGGTCGGCAACGGTCGGTTCGCGCATGCGAACAGTTTTGACCTTGACGCCGCCGATTTCGATTTCGCTCGACAGTTCGATGTCGGCATAGCCGTCACCAAACGTCACGAAGTCTTCGGGCTGTTTTTGTTCTGTCTTTGCCATTGCTTTGCCTTGAATTGAATTGCGGGTTACAGACCGAGCGCGGCGCGCTGTTCTGCCAGAACGTCGCTGCCGTCAACGATGTGGATCATGTTCGGCACGTCGATTTCGTGAATGGTACGGTCGCCATGTTCAAGCTTGTAGTAACGCAGGTTCATCGTGATTTTCAGCGAGCCGACTTCGCCCGCCTTGCTCGACCCTGCATCGACTTCCTTGATGATGCCGAACATCGTATGGATGACAGCGGTAACGGTGCCGTCTGCCGATTCCAGCACTTCGCGCGCGGTGAACGGCACGTCATTGCCTTCTGCGACACCGAACAGCGCCAGCACATCGGCGTCGTAGGACTTCAGCGTGAAGTCGGCGTCCATCATTTCCATGCCCATGTTCAATTGAATGGGCGCGTTCATACCGCCAGCGCGGAAATCTTCCGTCTTGATGGTCAGTTTCGGTGCGTTCAATTCATCAACGTCGCCAGCGTAACCGCGTCCGTCGACCGATACTGTGAAATTCTTTCTTACGTCGCGTGCAGCCATGTTTGTATTTCTCCAATCAGTATTTTATCAGTTCAACCGGCTGCTTGTTACGAAAAAATCGTTTCGACGTAATCGTTCACCAGATGACTGCGGAACGTGATGTGTTCTGCCGGGTACGCTGGCGTGAAATCGAAGTCGAAATAGATTTTGCCCTGCGCAATCTGGTCCGGCGTGTTCAACGCAGGGTCGGCCCAGCACTTGCCGCCAAGGATCGCGCCGATGGCGATCAGATGGCGCAGGTACGCGTTCACACCTTCGGTCACGTCCTTGACGTAGGTCTTCGTGATGTTGCGGTCGACCGCCCACAGATGCGCGCGCATCAGGCTGTCGTTGATGATGTCGGCGGTACGGCTGACGCACAGAAACGCCCACTTCGGATCACTCGACAGCGTGCGATTGCCCCACAGGCGGAAGCCGTCCTGACGGATGATCGTCGCGACATTGTTTTCGTTCAGCAGGTTGGCGCGGCAGTTCGCATCGCCCAGCTTGAAATCAATCGGGCGTGCAGTGCCGATGATGCCGTTGATAAGCTGGTTCGATGGCGACCACCAGAAACCCAAATCGTTATCAATCTTCGCTTGCAGACCGGCAGCGCATGCGCTGGCCCATTCGGTCACGTTGTTGCCGTCGCCGTCAACCTTGATAACCTTCGGATCAATCAGGTACACGCGACGGGACCCGAAGTCGTTCGAATAGCCGATTGCGGCTGCATCGTTCGTGTTCGGGCCGTCTGCGAAGATGTGGGCGCGCATGCGTTCTGCGATGCCGATCAGTTCCGCGACGACCGCGTTGCCGACAGTGCCGAACGATGCCGTCGCAGCAGCACCAGTTCCAGCGCCGCCGCTAAATGCGATTGTCGGCGCGCTGGTGTAGCCGCTGCCCGAATTGGTAATGACCACCGACGTAACCTTGCCGCCAGAAATCACCGCAGTGCCAGCCGCGCCGGTTCCGCCGCCGCCAGAAAACGCCACGGTTGGCGCGCTGGTGTAGCCGCTGCCCTGCGCGCCGATAGTAACTGCGGTCACGCCGCCTGCGACGCGGGTTTGAGTGAAACCCGGCGCGATCAGGATGCGCGGCGAGAAACCAAGGATCGATTCGGCAGCGAGGAACGCATACACGCCAGTGTATGCGCCAGTGTTCGCATCGACGCCGCCCAGCACGTTTGCGAGCGTTTCCGCATCGGTTTCGCCTTCCTCAACGCGCACGACGACGACGACCGCGCCTGATTGGTCAAGGATCGAATCAAGTGCGGCAGGCAACGTGCCTTCGCCATCGCCCACAAGGTCAAGTCTCGCGGCTTCCAGTTTCGAACCGGCGATCAATACCGGAGTGTTAAGCGGGAACGCAACCGGGTCGGCATCCGGCGCAGTGCCGACAATGCCGATTACGCTTGTGCGAACGGTCGCAATCGGGCGCGAGCCAGAATCGATGTCAAGAACTTCGACGCCATGCAGAAAAGTTTCACCAGCCATATAGTAGTTTCCTTGCCGTCGCGGGCAGAAATTGAATTCAGTGTGAATTATGCGCGCCACGCTGGGCGCGTTCTTCTTGTGGTTTTTCCGTCAGGTTTTGATGATTTTGTGCTTAACGATGGTCGGCTGCACGTTCGGATGCGCGTTCCCGCTGCCGTTGTTTTGGATGGTGATGCCTGTTGCTGCTGCTCCGGCTGTTGTCGTGCCGTTGCCTGTGATCTGCGAGCCGCCGCCCGGTGATGACCCGTTAGTTGTGGCGATGGCTGTCGGATGATTATGGGTCGGGTCGGTTACACCGTGACTATGAACAGGCATCTGCGCAGTCGTCAGGGTGTGCGTTTCAGCGCCTGCCGCCGCGCCCAGCCGCGCACCATTGACGCCGCCGCCCGCTGTTGTCAGACGCGATGCTGCCGTCCCGCCCATGTTGTCACGACCAGAAGACACGCGACCGCGTGAATCAGGCAGATTGAACGTCGTGATACCGTCGCCAACGCCCCGCGGCGCGAGAACAATAGCTGCGCCAGATGCTGTCGCCGTAAGGTTTGCCGACAGCGTAATGCTGTTTGCCGTGAACGACAGAACTGTTGCGCCAGCCGGAACGCCGGGACCAGATACGAACCAACCGACCGCAGAATGGTCTAGCGTTGTCAGGTCGAAAGGAACCGACGAGATTGTTGCGTTGCTGCTTGTCGTGTTGCCAGTCGTTGACAGTGTCAGGACACTGAACAGTCGTGCGTAAGTCGTTCGACTTACCGCGTCGCCATTCTCCCATAAGTATCCGGGAGGCAAAAATATGCCGGAATATTCAAACGATTTGCCAGTAATGGCGCTTAGATGTTCGTCAGCAAGGCTCATATATCCTTTTGTTGGAAAGTGAATTTATCGGTTTACGACATGATGCCGGAAATAATATTTGCGCCGGTCGTGCCTGTTACCGTTACCGCCGCGCCGTTGATGTATACTTTTTTGTTAGAGCCGCCGTTAAGTGCGGGAGGAAATATCTTTGTGCAATTGATTTCATTCAATACGTTCGGAGTGCCGACCAGATTAATTCCATAAGCGAACACATTCGCGCCGCCGAGTATTGATGGCGCGAATGTGCATCGGTTCGTAGAGCCGGTGATGTACACGGCACCTTGCGAACAGGCTTGTGTCGGATTGTTGATGATCGGTTCGAAACTGCATGTGCATGACGCATTGACTTCGAGCGGCTTCGCAGCGCCTAAAATGATGTCATCCTTGACCGACACCAGTGTGCTGCTATCTACCCGTACGCCGCCAGCCACAGACGCGGCAGGCCAGCACATCCACTGATTGTTTTTCAGCGTGATGCCTTGAGAATTAATAACTACAATGCCGTAATACGACGTTGCGATGCCTGACGGTGCCGCGTAACAGTCCGTGATGTTGACGGCCCCGACAACGCCGCTAATCAAGAAGCCGTGCAGCTTGATGTCATCGAACACCGCGCCGCTAATATGGACATCTGCATCACCGCTGATTGTTCCAGACCCGGCCATCACCAGCCCTTGCAAGCATGATGTAACTTCAGGCCGCAGCATGAACGTGTCAGCAGCAGCGCCCGCCAGTCCGAAACCGATGTTCGTAGGACACTGCGCGGCTGTCAAACCACACGATGCGGTGCAGTCTGTAAAATAGGTCGATGCGTTTCCACCTGCCGCAGCAAGGCCAGAACTTCCGTTCAGGAAGTAACCATAAAATGAATCGGTGCTTGGCGAAGTCGAGACGCCAGAGCGGAACGCGTAGCAATCTTTGAACTTGGCCTGCACTGTTCCTGATATATGGAAGCCGCGTTTGTGTTCCAATGCTTCCACGTTCCTGCATTCGCTGAACAGCGTCCATTGCACACTAATGCCGATTGCCGTGCCGCTTCCGATTTGTGGCGCTCGAACAACAGCTAAGTCCTGCATGTAAACATGCTGTAATTGACCGTTGATCGTGCCGGGGTTCGTGGCGTAACCCATCAGCACAGCCGTGGCGTTTGCATCGTTGATGACAAGACGTGTATTGCCCGCCGCTGTCCACGATTTGCCAGCGCCTATTATTTTTCGATGCGCAGTCTGTAACAGTACCGTGCCACTAACCCAATAATCCGCCGCCTGAAGCTGTGTAACAGGGCATGCGATTATGCACGCGTTGATGGCGCTCAAGCAATCTGCGGATGACTTATTTGCGACTGCGCCCCACCATTCAGGAAAGCCGGTTGTTTGCTTCGCCGTGTCGAACACCACGCGGCCAGTGCCGGAACATATGAACGTCGTGTTCAAGGTCGCGTCGATGCCGCCGTTCAATGTGAGTGTAACGCCGTTTCCGACTAAGAACACTGCGCCTTGCGACATCTCAATATGAGAATTCAGCGTCGCATTGCTACCTATGAGATATGCGCCCTTCGGCACGGAAATCGTTGCGCCTTGTGCGTCGGCCAGTAGGAATGCTGAACGATCATCAGATATACCGTCGCCAACGGCAGAATAGGGAGACTCTTTTACGTTTATGGTCATTTTAGATAAGTTTTTAAGTTAAGAAATCCATTCTGCTACAAACAGCCCCGGTGCCCCGGCTGTCCCGGCCATCGTTACGCCCACGCCGCCGCCGCCGCCGACACCAAAACCAAACGCCGCGCTGGGTACGCTGCCAGTTCTCCCGCCGACGCCATTTGTGCCGAACGGAAGCGCTCCGCCACTACAACCTAAGAACGTCGGGGACGCGGAAAATCCGGAGAAATTTGTCTGTGAATAGGCGAAGTTCGGCAAGACCAATACTGACGCGCTAAGTGCGCCCTGCGCTGACGTGGCGTTCGATACTGCTGTCGTCGAACCTGCGCCAGCCAAACCGCCGCCTGCCGTGTAGGTCGTGCCATTTATGGTAATCGATGTATCGCCGCCATTTCCTCCTGACGCTCCGCCTGATCCACC